GTAATTAGAATATTACTCCAGGATGCTATTATAACTTCAATGTCAGTAATTCTTTTAAAATCTCCTGAAACATCAATTTTTGACAAATAGTCCCCAATCTTTTTATTAGAACCAACAACTGTTTTTTGAAACCGAGTTAACAAATTTGACATATTTTAATCCTAAAATTTCCTATTTTTTAATTTTTGTGTTTCTTCTTCTATTTGTTTTTGTTTTTCTTCTTCTAGTTCTGCTTTCCATTTAAGATAGTCGTAGAACTTTTTAACTGGCATGGCCATCACCTGTATGTATGCCTGGTGACTTAATTCCATGCAAGCATAAACGTCCAGGGAAGAGGATTTCCTATAAATCTCGACAGCATCATCTTTGCTATCACTCCGCCCCATATAATGAACGAAAAAAGTTTTCCACTAAGTCAATATCATGATCTTCATCAACCCCACATGCTGGGCAATAACTTTTCATTTTTAATTTAACTCCATATTGCCCAAATTGCTCATCATAAGCTCTGTAAATTGCCCGCTTGTCTTTAGCAGGTAATGTAAGATATGCATCAATAATATCTGCCTTATCTTTATATACAGCTGGTTCAGTTTTATCTGGAACATCTTCCTCAAAAGATTCAATGATAAGAGTTTCAGTTATTAAGTCCATTGTACTGTTTGGTCTTGAACTCAATGTCCTCATACTTGAAACTTCATCAAATAGGGTTGGTTGCTTAATCATCGCAATTACACCCGGAGATGCCGGCAACTCAACTTTTATTCTTGCTTTTAAAATATCAGCGCGAGGATATGATGTAAAATTGAATGTATCAGATGCTTTAACTGTAACTGGATATTGTTTAGAACATGCCCCACACTTGAGTTCATAGTTTCTAATCTCTTCATATGTAACATGATATAAACCATATAAGAGAGCGTCCCTATCTTTTAATGTTACATTCCTTAAAAATGTATCAAGATTTTTAACTACGTCAGGTTTCTTAACTATAGAATCAAATAAACATTGATTTAAATGCTCTGCGATTTTTTGTGGAGAAATCATACTCCCTTTTAGTTTTTCTTCTTCTTGAACATTCAAACTTCGTAATGTGAATGAATGCTTTGTTTGAGGTGTTACTACTTCATACTCCGGGTACTTAATATTAAATCCTGTAAATGTCATTCTGTTAATCTCCTTTCCTTTCGGATCTATTTAATACTTCTATTTAAGATATTAAAGCAGTCCATCTATCATGTACAACTTGCTCTGCCAACTCATCCAACTGTGTTACTTTTCCATCCATGATAAGAGCTTTTATTTGTGCATCGCTTGCATCATGTTCGATGAAATTCATCAGTTGAAGTTTTGCTGCTTTTGATAGTCGAGAACCCGCAACTGATTCAGCAGCAAATAATTTTAGTTCTAAGTCTCTTCTCATTTTTGGCTCCTTGTTAAAACATTTTTGATCTTATTTTTATCAATTGTTTTTCAATAACTTTTATATTTTTAATAAATTTTTCACTACATTTTTTTGGATCAGCCGTTTGATTACATTTTCCAGCTTCCGTTTTAAGGACAGTAATTTTTTGTTGATAAGCTCTCACTGTATAAACATTCATACACAGTTTCTTTTCTCTCCCTCTCTTTTCAGCACATGCTTTGGCTGCTTCTCCAAAGTATTTATTAAATGCTTTCATAGCTAACCCAATTGCTGCACCCCATACAATTGCAGAAGCATAGTAGGCAGCAATTGGAGATACCTCTAATATAGAATCTAGCTCCAATTCCTGCTTCTGGGAAACATTACCAACTCTTCCCTCTACTATAAATAACTTAATCTGTGGTTCAGTTGCTTCTTTCAAAAAGTTAACCAGCTGTAATTTAGCTGGTTTACTAAGATTAGATTCATAAACCATCAAATAGGCAACTAATCTAAGGTTTATCATATTATAGAATCCTTATGAGTTATTATAAGCTAGAACTTTGCTTTTACTTTCCTTGAACATGCCTTGAGCAAATCCCTGGCATTTTTTGAAGACCCAAGGTTCATGCCAAGCATAATCGACGTTAAACTCAATTTCAACGTCCAGTCTTCCAACAGTTTCTACATCACTTGTGAATAAATCCTGTGGATCTTTTGCTGGAAACATGCCATCATAGCATGCATAATATTCAACTGTAACACCATCAGGAGCTGTAGTCCAGTAATACATTAAACCAGCATATGTTCTTTTTGAATAACCAACACCTTCTGCTCCGTCTTCTAGAGATGCAGAAGCTACACCAGTTCTATAATCTCTAATTAATTTAACCCAACCGTGCATAATATCCAGGATTGGAGTCTTATTAAATTCAAAGAATTTTACAGATACTGTATTACCATAATCAATATTACCAGGAACTGCCCACTTTACTCCGCCTAATCCAGTGTACTCAACTTTATTTAGAGTTCCTCCAGGTGGTGTAACAGAAAGGCATGTTGCTGCTAATACTTTCTTTATTTCTTGCTCATCTTGAATACCACTTCCGCCAGCAATACCAGAATTATTTAATTGGATTGCTTTTGCTAGTCCGTTTGGAATCTTATCAAACCAAATAAAGTGATACCCAGTTACATAAGGATCAGCAACACCAATAGATGTTCCGCCTAGTTTTCTGGTATAAAAATTGTTCTGTACTTCAGAAAATGAACTTTTCATTTCTTATAACCTCCACGTTGCTTCAGCAACTTTATAGTTAATTCGTTTTTGGATAACTTTGAGAACTTCATCCCAATTCCCATCTTGTATATGAATCGCTTTATCGTCGATATAAAAATCGGCTGCTAATTTTTCTGCTGTAATTCTGTCAAAATGAATCCCGTGCTTATCCAGCCACTTTCCTACTTTTTGGATCTCTTCTTTATGATCGCCACCATGTTCGGCAGCATTTTTTTGTGACGCACGAGTGGTAAAAATAACTATTTCGTAACCTAATCTTTTTAACCATTCAATAACCTTTCTCGCTCCTGCAAACGGATCGTCATAAATAGTGCCATCACTATATCCTTTTGAATATTTGTGAATGGTTCCATCAAGGTCGATCATTGCTCTTCTCGGTATATTTTCAAGTTTGCTCTCTGGGTAAAGTGATCGTATTATATGTCTTTTCTTTTTCCGTTCTGGTACTTCCGGGAAGGAATCAATAGGAAATAAAGACTCTAATCCAAAATCTATTGGTTCAATATATTTTTTTCCCATTTTAATACCACAACCTCATTTTATATTTTGTTCTTGGAAAGTACAAGTAAAAGATCTTAAAACTATATATATTAATAACTAAATGAAAATGAATTCTTGATATTATCTATTTGACTTGAAAGGAGGAATTTTGTGAGTAAAAGTTCAGGAGGTGGAATTAGTTTGGTAGGAATTTTCTTTTTGATCTTTCTTTACAATATATTTTTTGATGATGATGCTGATAAAAAAGAGGTGGTTATTCATGATAAGGATAAAGGGGTCATCGAAGAAGTGAAAGAGACAATTGAAGAAATTAAACCGGAAGTGAAAGAACTAATTATAAAGGCAAAGGAGTCTTTTGAAAAAGCAATCAATAAAGACGCTCAAGAGGAAGGGAAAGATGAAAAAATAGAAAAAGAAAAGACCCCGATCCCAGAGATAGAAACTAACCAACCAAAACCAGAGAACGGACCCGAAGAAGGAGTCAAATTATAATGAGTGAAAGAAAAATTAAATGTTTTATCAATGATGACTACGAAATATTCTTCGATCCACAGTCAGGATTTGAGATGATGAGAGGAGCTAATGGAAAACCAGATCCATTCTCACTACAGCTCCCCTCGTTATTAGACATTGGGGTAATGGGGACTTGTGTAAATAAATGTGCATTTTGTTACCAAGGACATCAAAACAATCCGAACATGAAATTGGAAGATTTTAAAAGCATCGTTGATCAAGTGAAGCATCACACGAATCAAGTTGCATTGGGAGGAAGAGGTGATCCCAATAAACATGAGAACTTCAAAGAAATCATTGAATACGCCCGAGAAAATAATGTCATGCCAAACTATACGACAAGCGGGATCGATTTAACAGATGACGAAATTGAAATCTCGAAAATGTGTGGTGCCGTAGCCGTTAGCGATTATCATACTCCAACTACATATGAAGCTATTGAAAGGTTTATGGATGCTGGAATTAAAACTAACATTCATATGATCTTCTCACAAGGATCATTTGGAGACGCTATAAAAATTCTATATGGAAGAAATCCATGGGAAGTACAAGGTTATTCAACTGGAAGAAACACTTTGGTTGACATTAATAGACTTAATGCTGTGATATTTCTTCTATTCAAACCAGCAGGAGCAGGGGAAAACTTAATTGATATGAGGCCAACTGAATATCAATTTGGTGTCTTCTCAAGTCTTATTTTTAACTCCAAAGCAAAATTTAAAGTTGGGATGGATTCTTGCCTTTGTAATCACGTTTTGAAAAAGAGTACTCCTACCGAACTTCAACAACTATCAATTGATACTTGTGAAGGTGCAAGGATGTCAGCATATATTACTCCGGATATGAAACTAATGCCATGTAGTTTTGCAAACAAAGGAGAATGGGCAATTTCTATTGGAAAAAAAGACATTAAAGAGATCTGGAACAATTCAAAACCATTTAAAAAGTTTCGGAGAATGTTACGAAAACAAAAGGACAAATGCCCATTAGAATTATAAGGAGATATTATTATGAAGAATGGATCACAACCGTTAACGAAAAAGAATTTTATAACTCTCGGACTGCTTATTGTATTCCTATTCATTGGAGTCATTGGTGGGGGGGTCTTCCAACAAAAATGGGCTGAAAATATTTACACATTTTGGTCTTCTTTTGTAATGATTGTTTTTACATGTCTTGCCATAATGAAAGCTAGAGTCAAACCCATGAAACCTTTTGTTGTTACATATACTTTCAACTTTCTAACGTGCATTGCTTTGGGATGGTGGTGGTTAACTTTATTCTGGTTTGCAACTCATATCTTGTGTTTCTATGGGATGTATCAATGGGACCTAAAGTATACCCCTAAACCTTAAACAGATAAGGAGTCAGTCAAATGAAAAAATATATTATCGCAGCCCTACTCATGTCTTTCTTAATCCCAATCTCTACCTTCGCCGAAGTCAAAGCAGTCAGAATTGATCGTTTCTTGGCTGTTGACCCAATTGGCCCAAATAACTATGATCTAGAAACCATACGGATTAATGATCCTGAAAATCCATTTGTCAGCATTTATATTGCACACATAATTGCGACAGGATTTCAGCTTTCGGATCCAAGTAATACATCAATTGCTTGTCGATTAACTGGAAAGATTCCTGTTGATGAAAATGGAAAACAGATTATCAATAAGAAAACCAATCATGATATTGGGCATTTCCGAAAGTCAATAGGAACAAAAGTCATGAGAATTTCAAGAAGCTATGATGCAGAAAAGAATGTTCTTATCTATAACGTCTACACAACCAAGTTGTTTGACGGATCATTGAAACATTCTCTATCTGTTGTTCCGTTGGGAATTCCTTTAGCACCCTAACGACGGAATGAAGGCGATCTGGTATATTTCACCCAGACCGCCTTCATTTTTTTGCTTATTTAATGAAGAAATTCAACTCAATTTGTTCTACAACTCTAGTTGGTTCTAAAGTTACATTAACATGGAATCTCTTTGTTTTTCTTTCATAGTCTGTTGCGCCAACATCAACTGCATAGCTAAACAGACCACGTTTGTTTTTAATTACTTCTAAGAACTCCACTAAGTTTGTAGAAACTGCTGACCAAGTAATTTCATCATTTTGTTCAAATATAAAGAATCTACAAAATTCCTCAAATGCTCTCTTAACATATAAAACAAGTCTAACAATATTTAAATCTTGTAGAGCACTTGGTCTCGCTTGTGTTGTTAACTGCCCCCAAACAACATAACCAGGGTTGAATTTAACAATCGGATTTAACTGTGCGAGATACATCTGATCTCTTTCTCCAAGACGAGGATTAAATCTCAGTTCTTTGATTGTGTCGATTGCAGCTCTATTGAAACCAGCTGCTGCAAACCAAATTTCTGCAACATTATCATTTCTTGGTAGAATATAAGACATATGATATACTGGTGAGAACCATATATCTTGGCCTGTAAATATATCAAATACTTTACTATATGATTCATAAAGTGCTAAGAAGTAAGTATTGAATGTGTGAACATTTCTTCTTGTTGTCAATGATGTAGTAAATGATGGATTATCTCCATTGTCAATAATACCAACAGAATCACGTCTTGTTTGAACAAGAGTACTGATTTGTGTCTTAACATCAGTTGGATATCCAGCATCAAACACCATTGAGTAATAGATATTTTCTGTATCTAATACAGCATCATCAAGAAGCCCAGCATAACCTTGTGCTAATATTTGAGTAGCTACAACAGTATCAATATCACCTGTTCCAGTTAACAGAGTTCCATCACTTCCTTTTCTTAATGGAATTGGAACTGATCCAACAAATGGTTCTGCAAATGTACTGATATTAGCTTTAATCCTATACTCAACTTCTGTATTTGTATCAAAATCTGTTATATTTCCATTCCAACTTTGAATGGCAGTAGCTAATGCTCTTTCATTGAATACGTTAACTGTTTCTCCATCTACTCCACTGGATGCTCCTAACCAACCCCAAATTTCAACGCCTTTTGCGTCTTTTGCATAAATGGAATAAGCAGCATTGCCCACTTCTGGTGATGTATCCCAGTCTCCAAAATCTTGTTTACTATCTGTAATTGATGCAGACCCGGCAGTTGTAACTGTAGTAATATTACCAATATTTTTATCATATACTTTAACAACAGCATCATACCCAGAACTATATGCACCACTTGCTAGTGTCATATCAGCTCTAAGAACTGCTGAATATAAGTTCAACACATCAACAATCCAAAGAGACTCACCAGCACCATCTCTAGCGGTAGGATCAAATGAAACTTCAAATGATTCAATAATTTCATCTTCACCATCTGACTGTCTCTCATAAATATCTATAATATATTGATCCCAAAGAGTCGGATTAGCAACTTCAGTAATTCTAATCCCGAGACCATTATACCATTGTCCTCTTCCTATTGGATATAAGAAGCAGACTGGATATGTTGGCGGAACAGCAGCTAAAGATAGATTGGTTTTAATTTCGGTTACAGTATTTAAAGTATCAACAGAAGTAACTACTATGCTTCCTGTGGTATCTGTAGCTCCAAATGTTGCATCTATTCTCATATTGGAGTATGCTGCATCATCCGGAAGGCATCTCATAAAATAAAGAGCTCCAGATTCTCCTAAATAGTTATATGCGCAATAAGGGCCTTGTCCGTAATTTTTTCCATATGTGCTAATGTTCGGTTCCCCGAACTCGGCGATATAGTCAGCTCTACCGCCAATAAATTTTAGGGTGTTATCTTCTCCTTTCTCTGTTAATGCACAAATGAAACCAATTGTTGATGGTACCGCTTGTACGAATTGTGAAAGGTCGATAATTTTAGTATATACACCCGGAGATACGTTTTGTCCCATATCTGTTTTCCTCCTATGATGTAAAATTCTCTATTGTCGTTTTTTAAATCTCTAAGATTCTAGTATCCTTTCTCCAGGTTTAACAGAATTGAAAACCCTTATACGTACAAATACCACCTGAATATTAAGCGTCTATCGCTCGTTTTAATAATTGATGGGAAAGTTGTTCTGGCGAATAAAGTAAAATTTCCACTACCATCTATACTATATCCTCCTGAATCTGATGATGCTGTAAAGAGACCAGCTTCACTGAGTTGGTTTCCATTGGCATCATCAATCCCAATCGTAACAGTTATCTTCGCAACTAACCAATTATCATCATTTAAAGCATCCTGTTCAAATTCTACATCATCAAGAGGATGCTTATAGTATCCTATATCTGGGTGGTCGGCGTCTACTACATTCCAATAGTCTGCACTTGAGGAATCTGAAGCATTAATCATTATATTTGAATACAACTCAGTATCTGTAAGAACAGGTGGTATAGGATCTATTGGATCCGCAGGTAGAACACCGCCGTCACCAAGGCCAAACCAGTTAATCCATTCATCTTTTGTAGATGTAACAGCTGGATTATCTATATTCATCATACGTTGTATCAGCCATTCTCGTCCTTGATATAGAACTAAGTTATGACGGCCGATAAGCTTTTTCTCTCCAGTTTTCTCAACTTCATAAACTTCTACGAACCCTTGTGGTTTTTGAGATACTCTAGAAACACCATCTCGAACTGCATCCCCCAAGCATTTATCTCCGTAAAAGTCCTTTATTATATACTCTGTTGTCGAAATTTCTTTTTTTGCCATAATTTTTAGTCCTTCCAAAATGGTGACGTTTTACTTTATATTTTGTTCTTATTATTTAGTGTGTTTAGAACTATTTACTATTTTTCAAAAGGAAATAACGGATAATGAGGGGACTGGGAATAACGAGCTACAAATTTATCGTTACTCAAGTATCCAGTCCCCTCAAGAATTATATAGGCACCCATACGTTTTTGTTCTATTATTCTAGAAATGTTCCACAATTGGGGCAGAACTTGAATGATGATTTTGACCTGACTCCACAAGAGGAACAAGTTAGTTTTCTTTGAACCGTTATCGGTTCTGAAACCTGACTACCTGATTCAGCAAGTCCTTTTAACTGAATAACAATAACAGCAGATTCCTCTAGTTCGCCAATAGAAGCATAACTAAACTGTTGATTACATTCAGACCCCTTTACAGTTATTCCTTCATCCATATTTGGGATATTAGAAATATTTTGTACTCCAAGAGAATCCATAGTAACATTGCTGCTCATATTCGTCATACTTCTACTTATTGATTCACAACCAGATCTAAGAGTATCATTATAAGTCCAATCTACCCCACTATGATAAGTATATACAAATGGACTATTATGATAGTGATGATGAACTTCCTCAATAACCTTCTTAATTTGAGGTTCAGGTATCGGTTTTTCAAAAGCAAATTCTATTCTAACTAATCCATCATCTGCTCTATCGCCTCTATGCTCACTAATCTGTTTTGTTTTATTAATAAATCGAAAACGATTACGTGCAACATTTCCGCGAAGAAATCCTTCTATTTCTGTTGATGAGTTTGCGTCGAGAATTAAACTACTATTATCTAAAACATCTTCACCATCAATCGAAATATTCACAGATGCTCTTTTTGAGTTTAGATTTTTTAGTAGAATAGTGTACTCGCTTCCAAAAGGTAGGTAGACGCTTCCATCTTTAACTCTAAGGATTCGTCCATTTGATTTTACTTCAGCTACGAATTGATCTTTATAAGTCATTTTTTACATCTCCTTTTACAGATTACAGACTAGAATCTCATAAATTTTAGTTTAAAGTCTGTCGGTGAATTACGCGTATATAAATGCCTATATATATTATGTTCCACTATATATATTAATTAGTAGCAGGAATAGTTCTTAATCATTTAACTAACAACACTATGGAGGTGTCAAATGAAAAGATATAAGATTGAATGTGAAAACGTTACAACTGGGGAAGTTCGGGAAACTGAGATAACCGTAATAACAAGCATGGCTTCAGTGGTTGACATGCTAGGAAAATATGGTTGGGGAATCACAAAGTATCACCCAATCAACGATTCCGAAACGATTGAGACCCAAACTGCATAAGGAGGTAATGTTGAGAAATCAAAAAGGGTTTACTCTGGTTGAGATCATTGCTGTTCTTGCGATCATGGGAGTTATACTTTCAATCGGTGTGTACAAGGTGATCGGAGGAACTTCAATAAAGGCAGAAGAGTCAGTGCTTATATCTGTAATTATAAGTCTAAATGAAAAAGAGTTGGAAGCATGGACAAATCTGAAACTTGATGCAGGGTGGACCTCGGATGAAGAAGTTTATAATAATCTTAAAATCCTTGATTATGTTTGGCAATCAAAAGATCAGGATGGAGGGATTATTATGATAAGGGATAAAGCATTTCATCTTAAACGAATCAGGTCCGTCATAAACGCTTACGGAAAATGGCAAAAATAGGAGGTGTCAAATGGTTAAAATGTTGAGTTACTGTGATAAATGTGGAGCTGCACATGGATTACCCATACAATCAGAAGGTAATAAAAAGGTAAGGGGTGAGTGCGCAATATGTCATATGTTCATGGGAGCATTGAACGAAACTGCTCAAGAATCCAATGATACACTTGAGTCCATGAACTTTGGCTCATTTAAGGTCGTCAGACTTCCAGATTTCCTTCCGGGTCTTTCACCAAACCAGATTCATCAATTCCATACCTATCAGGTACAAACGCCGGAGTCAGTGATTTATTATCCGACGATCAATGACGGCAATGGTATGAAGTCAATTATCATCGCCAACCCAAAAAAGGGTCATCAGATTCAGGTCTTCTGGAATGAGAAGATCTCAAAGACCCCGCCAATTGCAACGATTGGTTTAGACGGTTCAACAGAAAAGTAAATATCGCTGATGGGGCATAGGGTAGTTGACTATGCCCCATAGGAGATTTTTACATTAACCTTTACACTTTGGAGGTGTCAAATGTTTGCAATGAAAAAAAATATAGTTAATGATGCTAAAAGGAAAATGATAGCTATCACTTTCCTAGTTTTATTCATGGTCGCGCTTATTGGGATGTCTGGCAAATTACAGTCTGAGATCAACAATCGTCCAGATAGAGCTCCAGTTCAGACAGTAGAAGTTTCCTCGGATGATGTTGAAGAAATCGAAATTATCGAAATCATACAAATCAATGAACCACCGGAACTTTATCTGGCAATGAGATACTAATTGGAGACAGTAGAAGTTTCCTCGGATGATGTTGAAGAACATTACGATGAAGAAAAAATTGAATTTTTAGAGGTCATTGAGATAGTTCAATTGCCAAAGCATTTTTACTAATAACTAGATACTTGGAGGTGTCAAATGTTTAAAATCTTAAACAACGAAAAAGGATATGCAATAGTAGTGGCAATTTGTGTTCTTGCCATATTAACTCTTGGTGGAGCATCTATGATCCAGATGTCCATTACCGAACAAAGAATTTCAACCAACTACCAGATTCATAAAATGAACTTTTATGCCGCAGAGTCAGGTATTGCGATTGGGCCATTGTGGGCTTCCGCTGAAGTTAATTATCCTGAATCCGAATGGAGTAACATCAACTTCGTCGGAAACAGCGATGGTAGTCTTTCCAATGGTACAGCATATGACTTTAATGTTTACCCCATAACTCTAGTAGACCCTTCTGATGGGAATATAAAAGTTTTGAGGTATGGAGATGTAGATGGTGATTATCTCAACGAGATAAACTACACCACCGGTCCTCCTTTAATTAAAGTCATCTCTGATGGAACCCACGTCGGTCGCGGAGGGGTAGCAAGAATCGAAGCAAAGTTTATATT